CGTCTGGGCTGTGAGGCCCTTCCGAGAGGTCACGCTCACTCGATTTTGCGTCGTCTTGCGCCTGCATCGAGATGACGAGGGCGCGGGTTGAGTCTGAGTCGAGACTCTGGTTCTTGCAATGACAGTGTTCATCACCATCCGGGCAGGTACTACCCGAGGCGTGCGTACACAAGATGGCTCGTGTGGGTTTGCGCTTCCGCTTCTTCTTCTGTTCTTCCAATCGCTTGGCGGCGCCAGTTTTGGGACGCGCCTCACGATGGTAATGACCAGCGATGATGCAGGAATTGCCGTACTCACAGTCCTTTGTGTATTCCAGGCCAGATGGTGGCGGGCCCTCACCGGGGTAACCCAGTGTGGAATCGAACTTCCTTCTGTTATGCTTGTCCTCCTTGACAGCGTTTCGGGCTAGCTTGAGGCGATCTTTCAACTTGAAGTTTCGCTTGGAGCCGTGCCTGTCCTGCTTGTCGTGGCCGTCTCTACCCCCAAAGTTAACTGGGGGCTTTGACGGCCTTGCCACCGGAGGAGGGCGGCGTTTAGCGCGACGATGGCGCTTTGGCTTCTGAGGGGACGAGCCACCCTCAGCTGCTACGTATCGTTTGTGAATTCCCGTCGGTCTGTCCACGGCCGGAGCACGCTTTTGCTCAAGCACTAATTTTTCTTTAATTGCATTCATTCTGTTGACGGTTTGGGTGAATTACCCTCGGTTGATTGGATCTCCGGCTTGCGGTCCCGTGTCAAGGGGAAGAAGGGCAGCAGAACGTGGGTCGCCGTCAGTGGCGCGACTCGGGGAACGTATTCCCGGTGTCGCGACCAAAGCACAGCTTAGCACAATATTCTAACTACCTGTAGACACGTCTATCCTAATGTTCCACGCGTGAGCGCAGTCAAGTTTTGGTGGCTTCTCTTTACCTGGGCTAAAGCTCAAGTCGAGGCAAAAGGAAAAGGTGGGACAATGAGGTTCACGCGAACGGAACTCTTCATCTGACCCCCCATCTTTCTCTTCAGATTCGGGTTGTGAGTAATGAAACTCACTGTATGCCGGCGGGGCACAAGGGTCTCCTACGGGGGAGACTTGCAGTTGGGGGTGTTTGCTCAGCGAGTGAGCGCCGCAACTCGAAGGGCGTTCTTCGAGAAGTGGGATTGAAGCTTGGCAGCTGTGACCGAAGGAGTGTTCGGTGGGATTGGCTGCCAATCCTCGGAAGGGGGGGTCTCAAGAAGCTCGGACTCCTTCATCTCGGAATAACGGTCGGGGTGTTCCTCGCGATAGAGGTCACCGACAGACGGGAGTCCGGGAAGGGTGGGAGGGAGCTTGGGCTTGAGGAGGATGATGTCATACGTCACCCAGAGCTCTCCAATGACGTAGCCGCCAGGAGAGCCCTGAGCTCGGGTGTAAAACCACCCGAGAGTGTCCAAATTCTGGTCTCCCGATACGATCGGGGGTCCAGGTTTGTAGGAATGATCTTCGGTCCAGAAGATGGATACTTGGGACTCACTAGGATCGCATTCGATGGCGTGCATCTGGTTGCGGTCACATCCGCCGGAGGTGGCGAAGTAGTGATTGAGCATCTCAATCTTGTTTGCGAAGACGGGTGAGTGTGAATCATATTGGGTCGCCATGGATAGGGAACCCAGTGCTGCGCTGGTGCCAGCGATAGCAGAGCCACTAGTGGAGACAAATTCAAAGACAACACCCAAGGCTTTCCACTGCTCGAATCGCGCGGCAATGCGAGAAAGCCACGGGAAGGTCAGCGGATCGGTTGGGTTGATCCTGAAGATGCTCACAATAGAGCCGGCGTCAGTAGTCTTCTGCTCACCGAGGTACTCTCGATGACGAATCCTAACGCCTTGGTCCGCCTCGTGGGCCGGGAGGCCGTTGATGACGGGGACTTGGGCAGCCATTTCAGGCTCGACGATGGTGTTTTCACCAACCTCGAACCCTACAGCCTTGCCCCACTCTTCGGAGTAGTCGCCACTACCGAAGAGAGATTTGATGGCGCCCTCAGCGAAGTTGCCGAGGGTGCTACCGATTTGCGAGCCGATGCCCTGCTTGGGCTTCGATTGCTCGGCGGATTCGCGGCGACCAGCCTTGGTGCGCTGCTTGCGACGACCGGTGCGACGCTTTGTTTTCTTTCTTTTGTTGTTTGAAGAAGGAGTACCTATGAAAGTCACGGATCCCTGTTTGGTACCAGGAAGGGTCCGTCCAGTCTCGGAGCGCGATCGCGCTCCAAAACTTTCGTCAGTTTACGTGCCGAGATAGACACACTTGAGACAATGCACGTATGCAGTTGTGAAAAGAGCTCGGTAGAGACGTTGGAAAGGTTGTAATCTTGCGGGGTCGTCGCAAGAAGGGTGGCTAGTATGGGACACATACCAGCCGGGAGATGGCCAGGCAGCTTAGGAGCTACCGCACGCAGGTTAGGAAATCTGATCGCCCCTCGTGGGGCTATTGGCTTCACAGAACTAACAAGCGCGCAAAAAGAC